TCTGGACCCGGAAATTTTCCGATTCTGGAGTCGGAGAATCTCCGACCTAATCATAACAATATTATATATAACAATAATAACTATATAGAAGTCAGTCAGTCCAGTCAGTCAGAACGAAGTACGGACGGACCGGACGGACAAAACGAGGGCGCCGAAGACACGACAGACGGGACAGTGAAAAAAAGTAATCAATACGTTGAACTAATCAAGTACAACATCGCCTACGATGATTTGGTTTCAACCATGCCGTATGAAATGGACCTAGTTAATGAATTCATTGAAATCATGGTTGACACGATTATGACCGAAGATAGCACCGTCCGCATTGACGGTGAAATAAAATCGCGGGCGATGGTTGCAAGCCAATTATTAAAAATCCGGTGCGAGGATATCGAACACGCCATAACGCAATTCAAAGGCGTAACGAATCGCATAACTAAAAAAAAGAAATATATTTTATCGCTTTTATATAACTGTAAAGTTGAACTTCATTCGCATTATATAAACGCAATCCGGGCGGACGGACTGGTATAAGAAAGGAACTATAAAATGAATAAAATATTAATTAAAAAATAAACGGCTTGTCTGGACACAAGCCGTTTACCCGAAAGGGTCTTGCCGTTACGTGATAAATGAAAACCACTAAAAAAGTTTATCACAAACACGGCGGCAACACAAGTGTTTTCGCGCTTCCGTGGCGCATCTCGGACTTGTAATAAGTATTATCTTTTCGACATTTATATGTGTAATTTATAATCATTTTCAACATTTAGATTCATCATTTGGTCAATCCGTTTGTCAGTCAGTCCGTTTTTAAAATAAAAAATGCGTAATCATTAAACATCTTAATTGTTTTAGTTCAATACCAATATAAAGGGGATAGACGCGGGATGACTCCGTACGGCGTTGAGTATTACGAACGGCTCTTCACGTCCGCGCATGAAAAAATAGAAAATTCCATAAGAAACACGGACATATTTAGATACCGGGTAAAAACGATATGGGCGGGGGATATGTTGGAATGCGACATTTACCCCGTATATATCACGGGCAAGGGCAACGTCCGGGCGGCAAAGGAAAAGGTAAGTCGGGAGGCCCAACACAACCTTAACCACCGAAACGCACAAAAGAAAGTAACCCGGCTGATACACGCCAATTTTAATCGCAGGGACGTTTGGGCGGATTTTACTTACGAAGATGACAGCTTACCAACGAACGAAAACGAAGCGAAAAAGGATATGCAAAACTATATACGTCGTTTAAAGGGCTACGTAAAAAGGAATTGTCCAACTTCCCCGCCGTTTAAATATATTTACGTCACGGAGTATACGGACATTGATGGGGAAACGGTGCGGACGCATCACCACCTTATTATAAATTTTCACGACCGGGACGTTTTGGAAGAACTTTGGTTAAAAGGCGGGCGGATGCGCACCCGCCGATTACAGCCGGACGATTACGGATTTGAGGGCTTGGCGCGGTATATCACCAAAGCTCCGCGCGAAAATAGTGAAACGGGCAAGCTGGGTATAAAAAAATATTCCAAGAGGTATACGGCAAGCACAAACCTTACGAAGCCGAAAATCACCACGGCGGACACAAAAATATCAAAGAGCAGGGCGGCGGGGCTTGCGAAAAACCCCGGCATGGCTAACGAGTTGTTCCAGCGGCTTTATAAAGGATATGTATTCAATGACATGGAAACTAAATATAGCCAGTACGTCAGCGGCGTTTATTTATACGTGAGGATGCGGCGGAATTCGAATAAGGGGGGTGGCGGGTAGTGAAAATAGGATTGATTGACGTAGACAGCCGCAATTTTCCAAACTTGCCGTTAATGAAATTATCCGCGTATCACAAAAGTAAAGGCGATTCCGTGGAATGGTGGTTCGGGTTGGAACGGTACGACATTGTTTACAAGAGCAAGGTTTTTACGTTCACGCCGGATATTCCATATATGCCGATGGCGGATGATTTTAGGCAAAATAAAGCGAAAACATGAGCCGAATAAAAAGCGGTTTGCCTGTGAGCGAAAGCGCGGAACAAATAGCCCTTTTTCAATGGGCGGCACTGCATATCCGCAAATACCCGCCACTTGAATGGATTTATCATATCCCAAACGGCGGGAAGCGGTATATAACAACCGCGTACCGTTTGAAAGCGGAGGGGGTAAAAGCGGGTGTGCCGGATATATGCCTGCCGTACCCGGCGGGCGTATACCACGGGCTTTACATCGAAATGAAAGCCGGAAAAAACGCGGCAACGGAAATTCAAAATAAATGGCTGGACGGCTTGGCCGCGAACGGATATTTAACCGCCGTCTGTAACGGCTGGGAAGTGGCGGCGCGGTTAATCGTCCAATACTTGGAAGGGGTAACACCATGAAGATAATCACCATCATAAATTTAAAGGGCGGCGTGGGTAAAACCATTTCCGCCATAAACATAGCCTACATATTGACGGCGGTATATAAAATGCGAGTTTTGCTTATCGACAACGACAAGCAGGGTAACGTAAGCAAATTTTTTAACCTACACAGCGATGACGCGCCCGGAATGACGGAAATTATGACCGTGAAGGGCGTTGACGCGTCCGCCTTGATACAAACCACGGCATACGCCGGGTTGGATGTTATAACGGCAAATATGGGGCTATTACACGCCAACAGGGAAGCATTGATAGACCAGAGCCGCCCGCAACAAACACGCCTTAAATTGGCGTTGAAGCCGTTGGAAAACGCCTATGATTACGCCGTGGTGGATTGCGCCCCGGATATAAATATGTCCGTCATAAACGCCCTTGCCGTTGCCCATGACGTGCTTATACCCGTGAAAATTGATAATTTCGCCTTTGATGGGTTAAAGGAATTGGTGGAGCAAATAGAGGTTATCCGGGAGGCGTATAACCCGGCGTTGACGGTTAAAGGGTGTTTTATAACCATGTACCAATATAACAACGTAAACGTCAGCGGTGTTGAATGGTTGGAAAAAAGCACGGATTACCCGATATTCAAAACCAGTATCCGCAAAACCGTAAAAGTGGATGAATCCACCTTTGCCGGGATTCCGTTATTGGAATACGCCCGTAAAAGCACGGCGGGGCGTGATTATGAAGCCCTTGTAGGCGAATATTTACACCCGTTGAAAGTGACCGAAACTATCACAAAAGAGGGGAGCGGGAAAATTGCCTAAATTTAGCGTTACAAACTTGATGAATGATAAATCGAAAGCCAACGGCGTAAATGGCAACGATTCCATAGCTTTTAAAATCGACTTCATACCGCTGGATAATTTGATTCCGTCCGCAATGAACAAATACAGCGTTGCGGACGTAGCGGAATTAAAGGCAAGCATTGAATTGATTGGATTAATGCAAAATTTGACCGTCCGGCGTATCGAGGACATGAACCTTTACGAGATTATAAGCGGACACCGCCGGTTTAAGGCGTTACAGGAATTACACGCCGGGGATTACACCGTACCTTGCAACGTGGTTAAAACGGCGGACGATGTGGAAGCGGAATTAAGGCTTATCCTTGCCAATTCAACAAGCCGGGATTTAACGGACTATGAACGCACATATCAAGCGGGGCGTTTAAAAGAACTTTTGGCGGAATATGAAAAAAACGGGCTTAAAATCACCGGACGCAAGCGTGAAATTGTGGCGGAATTGCTTAACGTGTCCCCGGCGCAAGTTGGGCGCATGGAAAGCATAAATAAAAACCTTACGCCGGGGTTAAAACAGGAGTATGAACAGGGGAACATAAATATTACCACCGCATACGAATTATCGAAGTTGGACGAAGCGGGGCAGGAAGCGGCGTTAGCGGATAGCCAAATCGGGAAATCATTAACGCCGGACGATGCCAAGAAACGGCGCGGAGCGGGTAAAAAAGAGTCGGAAGCGGACGAAACGCCCCGATATGTTTTGGAAGTTGGGGAATCCTTGAAGCCTTGCCCTTTTTGCGGCGGTAAGCCCATAATTGACCGCGCCGAGGGTGGTTATTGGATATTTTGCAAAAAATGCAAGGTAAGAACGGAGTCGCTTAAATTTTTCACGACAGTTAAAGAAACATGGAATAAACGAATATAGCCGGGTGGGGAGTGATACGGGTATGGTAACGATAAAGACGCTTGAGCAGTACAGAAAATTGAAAAGCGAAATAACGCAGACGGTGAAACGGCTGGATGATTCGAAGGACGGCGTAAGCGTTTATTGCTTTGATACGGTGAAAGGCTCATCGCAGGTACTACCGTACCAAGAAAAAGTTATTACCATTACCGGGGTAAGTCAACGGCACATATACACGGTGAAACGGCTGGAACGCATTTTAAAAAACCGCATTATCCGGTTACAAAATACTGTTTTAGAAATAGAGGGGTTTATAGACACGGTGGAGCATTCAGAAATACGGCAAATAATCCAGTATCGTTACATACAAGGGCTATCATGGAAAGTGACGGCGCGAAAAATATTTGGCTACCCATGCGAGGATAGGGCACGCAAGATGATTATAAGATTTTTCGCATAATTATAATTTTGTCCGTATTGTCCGATTTTTACATCTTAATATGATAGCTTGAGATAGAAAACCCTTATAGCTGCCCCGCTGGGAAGTATGGACGCATACCAACCGGCGGGGCATAATAATTTATGGGAGGGGAAAAGATATGAATTTAATATTGAGGTTCGCAGGGGATGAGGTTTTAGAGGTAACAGGGTACACGTTGAACATACAACGCGCCAAACGTCGCATAGATATTAATTTAACCAATGCCACGGGTGACCTATCCCTTGACGCCGTCTACGATAAAATAATAACCCTGCAGGGTAATGACGAAACCTTTTCCCTTGCCATACGGACAGAAGCGGGAAAGGAAGTGATATATAGCGGATTGACCGCTGACTATTACAATTCCGGGGATAATGAAATATTACATATCTCAACATACGAATGAATATATACCGTCGGATAGCTCCCTATATATGCCCCTCTATATACCTCTTGTTAATATGAAAACAAATCAAAAAACGTAAAAATTTACGGAATTTAAGGGTAAAACATAAACATTTTTGCACTTTAGTTTAGTTTTATATTTACCGGGGCGCAGGGCATAGGCTCGCCGCCCGATGCCGATACCGGCGCGTGAGATGAACGAGGGGATAAACGAAACGGATAGAGTGAACTCGAATTTATGAAAACATTTGCAAAGGAGTTTTACGAAGGTAAATCATGGCGGGATTGCAGGGAATCATTTTTAATATCGAAAAATTATACTTGCGAACGCTGTTTTAATCCCGCGAATATAGCGCATCATAAAACCTACCTTACCCCGATTAATATTCATAACCCCTATATATCCCTAAGCCAAAATAATTTAGAAGCCCTTTGCCAAGATTGTCACAACAAGGAACACCACGCGACCGAAACGGAATTACCTTACACCTTTGATAAAGACGGCAACGTAGTATACCCCCCTATAAAAATCCCAGGCGTGTAGCCCTATAAACCGAGTCAGAAGTATAACTTTTTCCCGCCACGGGTATACGAGGGGTGTAGTTTATCGGGGGTTTGGGGCGATATTTTTTATGATAAAAAAAATTTTGTCGAAAGAAGAAAAAATTAAACGGGAGTTAAACCGACTTAAAAAAACATTCCGAGATTTAGATAAAAATATGCTTGCGACTGTCCTTCCGCTCATACAAAACGCCGCTTTTATGTCCGTGACCTTAGAGGAATTACAGGAAGCTATAAACCGCGACGGTTGCGTGAGTGAATACAAAAACGGCGAAAACCAATACGGCACAAAGAAAAGCCCCGAAGTAGAAATCCATATAGCGATGTCGAAAAATCACGCCGTGGTTTTCAAGCAGCTTGCCGACCTTGTTCCGCCGGAAAAAAGAAAAGACAGCAGGCTGGAAGCCCTGTTAAAAGAATGAGGAAGAAAACCGCCGCTCCTACCAATAAGCCTTGGGTTATGGGCGAAAACTATATATACGACTACCACGTAAAAATACAAAGCGGCGAAATTGTAGCCGGGGTTTATATAAAACAAATATACACTATTCTCATAAAAGGGCTTGAGAGCGGCGGTTATTATTTTGACGCGAAAAAAGCAAGCAAGGCTATAAAATTTATCGAAGGTTTTTGCCATCATTGCGAGGGGCGCGATGACCTGTTAGGGCTTGAATTATGGCAACGGGCTATTGTTTCGGCTATGTTCGGCATCGTAGACGGTGATGATATAAGGATATTCCGGGAAGTGTTCATAGTGGTAGCCCGAAAAAACGGTAAAACGTTATTCGCAAGCGCGGTTATCGCTTATATGGCTTACTTCGACCGTGAATACGGGGCTAAAATTTATTGCCTTGCGCCGAAATTAGAACAAGCCCGCATTGTCTACGACAATTTTCACGAAATGATTAAAAAGGAATCTGAGTTAGGGGATATATCTCAAAAACGCCGTAGCGACATATATATAGAGCTTACGAACACGAGCATAAAACCGTTAGCCTTTAACGCCAAGAAATCGGACGGCTTCAACCCTCACCTTGTAGTAAACGATGAGTTGGCGCAATGGCGCGGGGATGCAGGATTAAAGCAATACGAGGTTATGAAGTCAGCGTTAGGGGCGCGGCGGCAACCTATGGTATTAAGTATTTCAATGGCGGGCTACGAGAACGACGGTATATACGATGAGCTTATGAAACGCTCTACGGCTTTTTTAAAAGGGAGCAGCAGCGAACGGCGGCTATTGCCGTTCCTCTACATCATTGACGATGAGAAGCAATGGAACAATTTAGAAGAATTGAAAAAGTCAAACCCAAATTTAGGCGTTTCCGTTATGCCCGGCTTTTACATCGAGGAAATAGCGGTAGCGGAAAATTCTTTATCAAAACGGGTGGAGTTCCTAACCAAGTATTGCAACGTGAAGCAAAACAGCAGTATAGCGTGGCTTGAAAGATGGGTAGTTGATAAGGCTTGTAACGAAACCATGAGCCTTGACGATTTTAAGGACACTTACGCCGTAGGCGGTGTAGACCTATCCCAAACCACGGACTTAACCGCCGCTTCCGTGATTATCGAACGCGAGGGCAGATTATACGATTTTACACAATTTTTTATGCCCGCAGGCCGGATAGAGCGGCTACAGCAATATGACGGCGTACCTTATGACATATTCGTTAAAAAAGGGATATTGACGCTCTCCGGGGATAACTACATCAATTATAAAGACGTTACGAATTGGTTTATAACGCTACGCGAGGAATACGGTATATATATTTTAAAAGTGGGCTACGACCGTTATAGCGCGAATTATTTTACGGACGAAATGAGGGACAATGGTTATCAAATGGATGACGTACACCAAGGCGAAAATCTCACGCCTGTCATACGAGAATTTGAGGGAATCATACAGGACGGTAATTTTATCATTGTCCGGAATAACTTGTTAAAAAGCCACTTCCTCAACGTGGCTTTAAAACAAAACACGGAAACCCGCAAGGTGCGCCCGGTAAAGATTGAACAGCGGATGCGTATAGACGGTTTCGTTTCGGTTATTGACGCGCTCACGGTTCGACAAAAATACTACAACGAGATCAACGCGTACCTTAAAAACGAGGGGTAGGAAGGGGGCTAATGCGTGGGCTTATTTTCAGATTTATTTAAGGGCAAAAAAGACGTATCGGTAGAAAACTATTTTAAAGCATTGACCGCCTACACGCCCGTTTTTACCACGTTCGAGGGCGGCATATACGAAATGGAGCTCACGAGGGCTATTATTCATTCGTTCGCCAGCTCATGCAGTAAATTAAAGCCGGAAGTGGCGGGAACGGCTTATAGGAGCCTTGAAAAAACGCTACAATTTAAGCCTAACGCCTACATGAACACGAGCCAATTCATTTACCGGGTGGCTACAATCTTATCCGTATGCAATAACGCTTTTATTGTGCCTATTGAAGATGAATACGGCTATATAAGCGGTTACTACCCGATATTGCCCGCGAATTGCGAAGTTATAGACGTAAAGGGCGCGGCATACCTCAAATATACCTTTGCGAACGGGCAGAAAACGGCGATTGAATACGCCAAGGTAGGTATCTTAACGCAATTTCAATACCGGGATGATTTTTTCGGGAGCGATAACGCCGCCTTAAAGCCCACGATACAACTTATTCATACTAATAACCAAGGCATCATAAACGGGGTTAAAAATTCTGCTACTATCCGTTTCCTTGCGAAGCTGGCAACCACGATAAAGCCGGAGGATATAAAGAAAGAACGTGACCGCTTCACCGAGGATAATTTAAGTTCGGAAAATCATAGCGGCATGATTATTTATGATGCCAAGTTCGCTGATATTAAACAGGTGTTTAGCAAGCCTTTTGTAGTAGATGCGTCGCAAATGAAACAAATACAGGAAAACGCCTTTTTTTATTTCGGTACAAACGAAAAAATATTGCAAAACAACTTTAACGAGGATGAATGGAACGCTTTTTTTGAAGGGAAGATAGAGCCATTCGCCATCCAATTATCGCTTGCGATGTCCAATATGACCTATACGCCCCGCGAATTGAGCTTTGGAAATAAAATCATGTTCACCACGAACCGCCTACAGTACGCGAGCAATAAAACCAAACTCTTTATATCCACGCAATTAATAGACAGGGGCATACTATCCCGTAACGAAGTAAGGGAAATATGGAACAGACCCGCCATAGACGGCGGCGATGAATATTTCATACGCAAAGAATACGGCACGGTAGCGAACGTAGCGGAAGAAGGCGCGGCGGTAGCTGACGAAAAAGGGGAAGGTGTTAAGGATGGCGATAAGTAAAGACCGGGAATACAGGCTTATGAGCGTACCGTTTGCGGCGGTGACGAATGCGAAGCGCATAGAGAGCGAACATTATGTAGAGGGCTACGCCACCACGTTTACAACGCCCTACATCCTTTGGGAGTGGGAGGACGGTACAAAATTTTACGAGCGGATAGATAAGGACGCGTTAAACGGCGCGGATATGTCCGATGTAATAATGCTCTATAACCACGGCGGGCGCGTCCTTGCCCGGCAGAGGAACAAGACGTTAGGCATAGAGCCGGATAGTAAGGGGCTTTTTATGTACGCCGATATGTCGCAGAGTGATGAAGCCCGGCAGATACATAACGATATATCCAAAGGTTTAATAGACCGCATGAGCTGGGCATTTACCATACAGGAAGAAAGCTACGACAAGGCATCACGGACGCGCACCATTTTAAAGATTAAAAAAGTCTATGACGTATCAGCCGTAAGCATACCCGCGAACGATGATACCGAAATAGCCGCCCGGGGCTTCGCACATAGGAGTTATGAAGCGGAGCGGCAGGAGTTGTTAGGGCGGAGGGCAAGGATATTGAGAATAAAAATTGAATCGGAGGTATACGCATGAACCGAGGACAGGAAATAGAAGCCCGCTTAGCCGAAATACCCGGAATCATCGAAAAGCGCGGCGCGGAAATAACCGATGAAGAATTAACCGCCTTAGAAAAAGAGGTTGCGGCGTTAAAAGAGGAACGTAAAACCTTGTTAGCGGGCGCGGAGCGGCGCGCGACTTTACTCAATAACATAGCGGAAGGGCAAACACCGCAAGCCACCGTAAGGACGTTCCCCGACCCCGCAGGGGCTTCCGGGAGCGAGGAAACGGATATACACGACACGCCGGAATACCGCAAGGCATTTATGGCGCACGTCATACGGGGTACGGTTATGCCCGTGGAATACCGGGCGAACGAAATCACGGCTACCACGGACGTAGGCGTAGTTATCCCTACCACCGTCCTAAATAAAATCATCGAAAAGATGGAAGCTACCGGGATGATTCTACCGCTTGTGACGCATACGGCATATAAGGGCGGCAAAAGAATCCCAACGTCAAGCGTTAAGCCCGTGGCAACGTGGGTAGGCGAAGGGCAGGGTAGCGATAAACAAAAGAAAACACTGGGCGAGATAACGTTCATTTACCATAAACTACGCTGTGCCGTGGCGGTAACGTTCGAGGTTGACGTTATCGCCATGTCCGTATTTGAAACCACGCTCATTAATAATGTGGTGGAAGCGATGGTTAAAGCCTTAGAGGTTGCCATTATTAATGGTTCGGGCATGGGGCAACCTAAAGGTATTCTTACGGAATCCCCGCTCACGAAGCAAGTTATAGACGTGCAAACCCCGGCATACGATGACTTAATCGAAGCGGAAGCGGCGTTGCCGATGGCAAACGAAGGCGGCGCGGTCTGGTGTATGTCAAAGGTTACGTTTATGAAGTATTACGGGTTAAAAGACGATAACGGCAACCCGATAGGGCGCGAGGTTCGCGGCGTGACCTCCGGCAAGCCGGAGCGTACGCTTTTAGGGCGTACCGTTGTATGTTGCGATTATATCGCTTCGTTAGACGCTTCCTTAACGGCGGGTACGCCGTTCGGTTTTATGTTTAATTTCAAGGATTACGTTATCAATACTAATTACAACATGGGCATAAAACGGTATGAAGATAACGAAACCGATGACCAAGTAACCAAGGCTATTATGCTTGCGGACGGCAAAGTAGTAGATATAAATTCTTTGGTTGTCCTGAGAAAAAAGGCGTAGTAGCCGTAATGGGCGTGGGGAACGGTAGGAAGTTCAACCGTTCCCTTTTTAATAGAAACCCGAAGATACGAGCGCGCTGTTTTTAACGCGCGTTCCCGTAAAGCGGGATTTGTGAAGAGCGTAGGGGGTGGATTATATGCTTGAAGCGGTTAAGTTGGCTTTACGCTTAACAAGTACGGCGTTTGACGATGAAATAACCGCCCTTATAGAAGCGTGTAAAAAGGATCTAATGGTGGCGGGCGTAGGCAGTATCATCGAAACCGATCCGCTTATCAAAAGCGCAATCAAGCTATACGCCAAGGCCTATTTCGGTTACGTTGAGGACGGTGAAACGTATAAGAAGTCTTACGATTCACTTAAAAATACCCTATGTTTGGCGGGTGATTATAGTAATGTTCAACGAGGGCGTGTTAGAGATTTACCAAAAAAGACCCCTTAAAAGCGGGGGCGGCAAGCCCGTAGAGGTACTGGAACTTTATACAAAGGCTTTTTACGGTGGAATCGGCTTTACCGCCCAAGAATATTACGCTGCCCGGCAGGCCGAAACCGCGATAGAAAAACGAGTAAGGCTTCACCAAGATAAGAGCCTTTGTAATAAACACGTTGTTATAATGGACGATGTGCAATACCAAGTAGGCAGGGTTTACAGCGACACCGTGAAGGGCGTACCGATAACGGACGTGACTTTAGAGAGGGTGACTACCCAATATGACATTGCTTGACTTATTCAAAATATTGCAAGCTGTAGGCATCCCCGTATCACACTACGAAGGGGAGTTAGACGAATACCCCTACATAGTCTATCAAGAATTTTCGACCGCCTACGATACGGCAAGCGGCAAGGCCTACAAGGAGCGGACACGGTCAGAGGTAGTCCATTACACCAAGATGGAATTTGACCCTACCTTTGAGCTACTAAAAAACGTTTTACTTAAAAACGATCTTAATTTTATCGTGGCTACCACGTTCGACCGTGAAAGCAAGGTTATCATTAATCGACTTGAAGTAACCACAATGCAATTAATTGTGACCGAAAATAGCACAATGGAGGTAGGCGCATGAAATTAATAACGAGCCAAGACGGGCGGCAGATATTCACGATAGGGCTTAACAACTATATCAACATCGCACCCGTGGAGGTTGACGAAAAATCGAAAGAAAAACCCTACTCTATCGGCATCAGCGGTATTAGCGTAGGCGTTTTCAAAGATGAAGCGCGTTCGAAAGCTGCGCTTAATAAAGTGGCGGCGTTCCTAAGCGGTAAGGACGTAAGCTACGCCATTCCCGCCGATAAATAACCGGGCGCGGGCGTGGTGGATATTAAAAACGGCCTCATAGACCTTGCGGTGGAATTAGAAGCCCTAAGCGGTAAGATAGTGGACGAGGGCATAAGACGTAGGGCGTTGGAAGCGGGCGCGAAACCAATTGTAGACCGCGCAAAACAGATAATGAGCAGTCACAGGCGCACCGGGCGGCTTAACGATTCCATAGGCACGGCGTACAACGAAAGCGACCAAACCCAAGAGATAGGCGTAGGCGGAGAGCTTAACACCACAAAATCGGCAACGGGCTTCTACGGGCGTTTCCTTGACCGTGGCTATCATCCCGTCACAGGGAAGCGTAAGCACGGAAAGTTGTTAAATAAACGGCGCTCCGGTAAGTTCGTAAAAATCCCGTTCCTTGAACCCGCCTTAAATTCCGAGCGGGATAATATACAACGGGCAATGATTGAAATTTATCAAAAAGAAGTGGGAGGGTAAGGTATATGGAATATATCATGCCGGAATACGAGGTTACGGTAGGTTCTTCGTATTTCAATGCAATAACGAAACGCGAAAAAGAAACAATCACCTATGACGGCGCGGTAAAAGAGCTTCCCATAATTAAGGAATTGGGTTTAACCCGCACGATGGCGGAGCTTGAAGTACACGCAAGCGGTATCATTTTTGACTACATCAACCAGACGGCGGGCGCGGAAATTGCCCTTAAAGCCGTAATATTGCCGCCGGAGCTTATCAATATGTTAGAGGGCGCGTCGGAGGCGGACGGTTTCACGTTCAACAAAACCAACGACATAGGGCGCGAATTTGCGTTCGGTTATTGGGGAGAAAATTCAGACGGGAGCTTTGTTTATTATTGGCATCCCGTTTGTAAACTCGTACCCGCAGACGAAAAGCACAGGACGCGCACGAAGGATATACCCGACCCGGAAGCGGATTATAAAATAATTATAATCCCGTATAACAATATATGGCGGGTTAAATATTCTACCAAGGCGGCGGATGAAGCGGGCTTAGATGTTCTCACAAAAGCGGAGTTTTTCGCACAGCCCGTATATAACGAGGATGACTTACCCATACATACCCCGTAAATAGCAAGGAATACCGAAAGCAGACCCGCTACAAATCGTTATCTCGGCGCGTAGCGGGTTTTTCATATTCCGGGGAGGTGAATATATGCAGTTCGTAATAAGTAAGTTAGAGCCTATTCTAATCAACATAAACGGCGTTATGTACCCGGCATTCCTACCATTTAGGGCATTAGCGGAGTTGGAAGATAGGACGAAATTAGGATTTATGGCGTTTATGAGCAAGTTCGCTACGGGCGACTTTATATCTAGCGACTTGCTTAATATCCTTTATGTTGCGCTTAAACACGGCGGCGTAGAACTCGAATATGACTACTTACTTGATATGGATATTTCTACGAAGTTATTAAAATCCATAATGGACGGGATAACGGAGCTTATTAACCGCACGTTATACGTTGATTCACAGTTACAAGATGATAACACCGAAAAAAAAAGGAAATAACTTTTGATTGGTTTTACAACATCCATTTCGCGCAATCAAGTTTAGGGTGGAGCTATGAGCAGTTCATGGATTCTACTTTTTATTTTTACTACGGCGTCGTTGAACAGTGGCTTATAACGCATGGAGCAAAAGAAAAGAAATACGAACGTAAAACCCCTAAAAAGGTGACGTTCGACCAGTTACCTATCGGGTATTGGTAAAAAGCGGGCGGTGAGCGGATGGCAAGCGATACTATTAAATATGCGGGCATTAAATTAACCGTAGACGGCGCGGCGGAATTTCAAAAGACGATGGGTGAAATCTCCGCCGAATTAAGGCTAAGCCAAGAAGAATTAAAAAAAACGTCTGCCGAATATGGAAATAATAGCAAAAAGATTGAAGCTCTTACTGATAAAAAGAAACAATTAGAAAACAACTTGAAATTAAATACGGATAAACAAAAAGAATTAAACGAAATGTTAATAAAAGCCACCGAGCAATACGGTGAGAATTCCATACAAGTAACGAAGTTAAAAACAGAATTGACCAAAGCCGAGACAGAAGAAATTAATATAAAAAAAGCTATTGAAAATACAAATAAGCAGATAACCGCACAAAAAAGCGAATGGACACAATTAGGTGATTCTTTAAAAGAAACAGGGAAAAAGCTGAAAGACACCGGTAAAGGTATGGAAGAAGTAGGTAAAGGTTTATCTGTGGGCGTTACCGCACCCATTTTAGCGGTGGGAGCGGCGGCGTTTGCGGCGGCGAACGAATTGGAAGACGCGTACATAATAATACGAAAATCATCGGGGGCTACAGGGGACGAACTTGAATCATTAAAAGACAGTTTCAGGACGGTATTCGCTACCGTTCCGGAATCGGCGCAAACCGTGGCTACCGTTATGTCAACGCTCAATACCGCGACCGGGGCATATGGCGAGGAATTGGAAAACCTCACGCAATTAACGCTTAAATACGCACGGGTAAATAATGAGGATGCCGGAAAATCCGCCGATGTTTTGGGGCGGTTGATGAACGCATTAGACCAAGATTCAACCGAGTTAGCCAAAACGATGGATAAGCTAACCAAAGCATCGCAAATGAGCGGCATAAGCGTAAATAGTTTAGCGGAATACATCATAGCCGCCGGCCCGTCATTCGAAGAAATGGGTTTTTCCGTCGACCGTTCCATAGCTCTTTTCAGTTCTTTTTACAAGGCGGGCGCGGAGCCGAAAGAACTTTTATCATCCCTTAATACGTTGTTAAACAAGATGGCGAAAGAAGGCTTAACGGATGCGGAAGCGGCTTTTAACGACCTTTTACAATCTATTATAGACGCGCCGGATATTTTATCGGCTACAACCATTGCAAGCGAAATGTTCGGGGCGAAAGTAGGCGCGAAGGTAGCGGACGATATACGCGCCGGGCGTTTCGAGATTGACGAATGGGTGGACGCGATACAGAGCGCGGACGGCGTTTTACTTGAAACTGCTACCGCTACGGAGCGGTTAGGGGATAAATTAAACATATTTAAAAACCAAGCCACGTTAGCGTTCGAGCCTTTGGGCGCGAAACTCATGGATTCGCTTAACGATCTATTACCGTTATTCGAGCGGGCTATAGGATGGGTTGCGGGCATGGTAGAGAAGTTCGCAAGCCTTAACAACGGCACACAGGCGAACATTATAAAATTTGCCGCGCTTGCCGCCGCCGCCGGACCTGTTTTAACCGTAGGCGGCAAATTAATTACCACAATAGGGAGCATCACCGAAAAAGCCGGAAAAATGGCAACGGCGATAGGGCAAGCGGGCGGCGTAAAAGAAGCCCTTGCCGCGAAATCATCATTGCTTGCGGCGGCATTAAACCCGGTTACGTTAGGCATTGCGGCAGCCACCGCCGCCGTTGTTATAGGTGTTACGGCTTGGAAAAATTATAAAGAAGCGCAAGAAAAAGCGCGGGTAGAGATGCTTAACGCCGGGGAACGACTCAAAAACCTTGCCGATGCAATAGGCAAATTTACCGATAAACAAGGGCTAATAGACACATTAAGCAAGCGGTATATTGAATTAACAGAAGCCATAGCAAGCGGCGCGTTATCTACCGAAGATTTAAAGGCGGCGGAAGCAGAATTAACCGAAATCCGCAAAGAGCTTATAGCGTTATCCGATGGGCGCATATCCGCAATGGGGGCGGAGCAAAAATCAACGGAAGAATTATTAAAGACGGTTCAAGAACTTAACGAATCGGAAAAAATGCTTGCCATATCGGATTTACGCCGGGAAATCAGCAAAACTAATATAGAAGCCATAGAAAACGAAATAACCGCCCTTGAAAATCGCCGCGAAGAAATCATTAAGCAGGTGCAGGGCGATGAAGAATGGGTTATAGGGCTTCAAATTCTTATGAATGAGCAAATGAACTTAAACGACGCTTTATCAGACAGTGTTATATCATGGGAAGAATATGACGAAGCGGTTGAAAAAAACCTTGAAGCCCTTGCGCGGCACAACGAAGCGCACGGTGAACACTTAGAGGGCTTCGCCGCCGTGGATATTGTTTTAAGCCAGGCGGATAAAAACTACGAAAAACTCACAACGGAGTTGGGAAAGGTTAACGAAGAATTAATTGCAGCGAACAACACCATGGACCAATACAACGAGCAAACGCAATTATTGGCGGAGCTTACGGGGGAGGCCGCCGCCGTTATTGATGATGCCACCGAAACGATAGGCGAAGCGGC